GAATTGGAGAAGAGTCTCTTTTATAGTATATGGTCCATGAGAATACATTTTAGCTAATTTAATCATACTTAAACCGCTCAAATAATTATTACATATTTCATTTTTTTCTTCTTCTGAAATATATTTTGAGTTAAAATGTTTCTTATCTTTGAGAAAGTCTTGAATAGTCGGTAGCGAAACCATTGGAATATTAAAATGTTCAAAGCCAGATGATCTATTACATAATATTCCATTGTGATCAAGATCTAACCTTCCATATTTTTGTATTAACTCAAATTCTAAATAAAAAGCTTCATAATTTTCAAGATCTTCTTTATATTTTTCAATAATTGGTTCCATTTTTAATTGTGAAATGGCTTGAAGTTTTTCTCTTAATATTCGATTATAGTGCGAGTTTCTTCTTTTCCAATGAGAATATAATCTATTTCCCTTACCCTTTCCTATATAGAATATTTCAAGAGTAATTGGGTCTTTATAAAAATAAACGTAATACATTTTCTTTTAATTATTTATCCGAGGTCTCTTCAAAAATAATTATATTTCTCGAGAATCTCCATATACTCCTTTAAATACTGGAAATCGTAATGAATATGATCCATGTTGATCAACTGTAGATTCAAAATATTGAACGTTTATTATTTTTCCTACGATCTTTTCAGGGTTTTTAAAATATCGACGACGCTCATCCATATTAAATCCACTACCTACTTGTACTCGGTTTCCTTTGTGTTCGACAATAACGGCACTTAACACTATTTCTTCAACTTCACGTTCTTCTACAATAACTCGTTGTGCTCCCATAATTGCCTCTACTACTCTATATTCCGCATCAAAAAATTCCTTAAGCTTTAGCATGTTTTTTGTACGATCCCCTTCATATCCAACATCTCGACGTGCAATCAAACCTTCCCAACCTTTTTCCTTTGCAGTATTTCTAAAATAAACAAGTTCTTCTGCGCTCTTCAATATGCTCTGCGGCAGGGTCACCAAAATCTTCGAATCAAATGATTTACGAACTCGACGTTGGGATAGGGCAACGGTTCCAGTACCACTATCAAACTCTTCTAGAGTTAAGATATCGAAGACCCAATACCTTGGTAACTTAATAGTATGGTCCTTGCGCTGAATCTCTTTCAGGATTCCCTGAAAGTCATCTGAGCCATCTTCTTTCATTACACATATTTCACCATCTAACACGCAATCGGTAATCCCCAAGCGTCTGATTTCCTCTTTTACTACTCCAAGAGTTTCAAATTCCTTACCGTTTCTTGAAAAGCAGCGAACTGTTCCATCCCGAACAATCGTTAAGCATCTAACTCCATCAAGTTTTCTAGAAAGAAACCAGGTACCATCAGTTATGTCAATATTTTTAACTTTTGTAAAATCATGTGCGAGTGCAACGTTAAATGTCGGGATGAGTCCAGGTTTCACTCGATTGATTAGAGTGGTCGTTGCTCTGGTTTCAAGGTTTCGATCGATTACTTGGTAAATAAAGTCAGCATATTTTGAGTTATGTTGAATAAAGGAATTAGCTGCAGCGATTGCCGCATGACCAGTAAGCTTTCTCTCATTGAGATCGTCTAACAAATAGAATAAGTTATCATATACTTCACCAGGTGCAAGTATTTCAGATCTCTTCTTTAAGTTAGCTGAAGTTACACCATACTGTTTATATGGATGGTATGTATATTGCAGCACCTTAAAAATAAACTCGTCATCTGAGTATTTTTTAAGTATTTCAATCTTGTGGTTTGTTGAGTTGGAAGCATTCATTTCTCCAATAAATGCTAAAAGTGTTTCGAAATTACCAGTCATATAATATGTATAGATTATAGATACTATACTATAAATTGGTAAAATTATTAAATCTTAAGGGAACAGTCGCCGTCGATATTTTGATCGCACCATCCAGATTTTATTTCAACTGCAAAGCGCGCAGGTTTTTTACTAAAGTATTTAGGAATATTGTGATCGTCGGCTCCATCATGTGCAGCCATGGTTTCATGCCCAATATAATTCATGTTAGAATCAAAAAACATAATATCTAATGAAAAGGGCACGTCTTTCATCCAAAAGGATCGAGTGTCTTCTCCGTCATACACAAATAGTATTCCTTCTCCGTCTCGCGGTTCTTCAGTTGCTCCCATATAACCTTTTGCTTGACTACGAGGAGTAGTTGCAACCATTAATTGTAATGGTTTTCCAGCAATTTCGGCAGTTATTGTTTTGCCATCAACTTGATTCTTTCTACAGAAAGTTTCAAATAGTGGAATTGTAGTATTTTGAAGGTATTCACTCATCATAGTTATTTATCTTAAAAAGAAAAAGCGAGTAGTCGCATTGCGTCCACTCGCTTTAATAATTAGCGATATATTGAAATTACTTTGCAGGTGTTTCTTCGCCTTCAGCTGGTTCTTCACCTTCTGCTGGCTCTTCGCCTTCAGCTGGCTCTTCGCCTTCAGCTGGCTCTTCGCCTTCTTCTCCCTCTTCTAGCTTTTCAATACGTTCAGTAAGATCTTCTATCATTGCTTTTAGGTCTTCAAGAGTTACCTCTTTGTCCTCTTCATCACCTTCTTCAGCAGTAGTTTCGTCAGCTTCTTCTGGATTAGTTTCTTCATCTTCTGGATTAGCACCGTAACCCATGCTATGATCTCCGTAAGGATTACCACCATATTGGTTTTCTCCCTCGTTGTCCATTGGATAAACATTATCGTCATCCATTGATTCATTGATACGAGACTTCATGAATCCTGCAAAGTTTTTTACTCTCATTGTTGTCAATTTTTTTATTATTTATCTGAGAGAGTAATTACTTTTCTCAGTTTTTTAGCTCTGCCTCTAGCACTTTAATCTCTTCATCAATCTTACGAATAGCCTCCATTGCTGGGCGGAACATCATTGAAATTGAAAATAATTTTTGAGCAGACTCCATACCTTTTCCTGTAACTTTAGTTAAGAAAAAATTAAGGGATTCAATAGTTGACGAAGGCAATGAGATTTGAACTTGTTCTGTTTTCTTAGGATCCATTTCCTGTAAAACATTATCAATTGTCAATATTGTCATAATTACAAGATATGCTTCATTTGGCCCCTTCCACTCTATTTTTTGGTTAATAGCATTCTTAACGTATTTTAAATCAACATGGTTGATTTTTACGCTAAACTCACCCATGCGGCGATTGATCAATGCATCTAATTGTTCCTGTGGAGTTGCTGGACTAGTTGAAGGTTCTTCAGTAGTTTGTTCTACTGTTTCTGAAACGGGTGCCAATACTTCTTGGTCTGGCGCTAGGTCTAATGTATTTTCCATTTTATAAAATATTTTGAAATATTCTACTAGGAAAAATTATTAGGTTTTATGCTAAATTTTTAGTATCAAATGAATCAATACTTGAGGCTAGACCTGGTGTTAATTTACCTTCCTGTTTAGCAATTGCACTAACCAACGTTTTGAACATTTTAATATTATCAGGATCAGTTTCAGCAGGACCGCTGAACGCTAGTTGAGAGGTTGCAGTTATTTCTGGCTTCCAATTTTTTTGCATATACGATAATACGCTGTTTACATAGCTATTAGTGTCTGCTTGAGATTGTCCAGCAGACCCTCCTGGAGCATATGTATTAATTATTTGAGATATAGTTTTTAGATTTCTTCTTGTAAAATATCCCTCTAGATTTTTCATACCTGCTCTAATACCATTTGTTATAGTATCGAAAACTGCAATCTCGCCAATTGATTGAGTACCTCTAAAACCTTCTTTTTTACCAATATATCCATTAAATTGTTCTCCACTATTAGGTCGTAAATTAAATGGATTGTTATCATTTGCAGTACTGTATGCACCAGTAAGTTGGCCTGCTCCTACCTTTGCAGGTTGAGCTTTATCACCAAATAGTGCACCATACGTTTGTGGTCCAACTATTCCATCTACTCCAATTGATGCATTCGTTTGAAATGCTTTTACTGCATTGTATGTGTCTTTATCAAATTCACCAGTTGGCTCTTTAGTAAGGTAACCTAGTTCTTTTAATTTTGTTTGAATCTCTTTAACATCTTCTCCAGTAGATCCTGATCTAAGTAATTTGATACCGGATTGCACTGGTTGCAAGCTAGAATTATTATTTTTTTGACTCAACATTGTAGTAACAGCCAGCGCAATAAAATCACGGTCGCTGATTTTTCCTGCAACCCAATCATCAATCTGTGACATGGATACTCCACCGAGTTGCTTTCTAATTTCTTCCTTATCCGCAGCAGTCATATAGTTTATGCCGTCTTTATATTTAAGTATAGTGGCAACGGACGGAGTAGTCATTAAGTTGTCAACTTTATCATTAAATGATTTACTTTTAGTATCTGAGACAGTGTCTGCTTGAGTTAATATAGTTGCTGTGCTTTCTCCAGATTTTACTGTTTTTGCGCTTTCCTTATGCTCCCAATGCCAAGGTTCTCTTGGAATTGTTGTAAATCCAAATTTAGCAGCATTGTTTTTTAACCAAGTATAAGCAGCATCACCGCTACCCTTTTTAAAATCTAGGTCAACTGCACTACCCCAACCGTGGTTAGATTTTCCAGGAGTAGCCGCTAATCCACCTTGTGAATATAAACCTTTTTCTTTAACTAATCGTTTTTGAACTTCTAATGGACGATATGAATCTGTGATTCCCCAGTCAATTCCATCAGCGTTTGCTGCAGCTACCATTTTTGAATAGGCTTCTGCTGCAATCGGATTTAAAGAGTGACGTTCACCAGATTCAGTAGGTAATACTGGAATAGACTCAAGATCAGCAGTCGGAAGTTCTCCATTTGCTGCTTCATGTAATTTTTGCCAGTTTGAGTAATTTAAAAGATATGCCATCTACGGTCTTTTTCTTTTATTTATTTTGATCAAGAGTTAAATGTCGATCTAAAATAATTAGTTGTGCTCTAGTCATTATTGGATAGGCCTCTTCTGCAGTAACAAATTTTCCCCAGTCAATT